GCTGACTGGTTCATCAGTATCCGGTTGGCTGCTTGGGTGAACGTTTGCATAATAATCTTGTTGTATGTCTTTTATATTTTCCATTACGGCAGGGTCACTTAAATCAGGGGCTCCGCCGCTCCATAAGTCATCACTCTCCATAAAATGGCTTCCCAGGCCGGACAGGATTGGTTTTTTCCATTCTCCGTCAATTAACACAGCTCCGGGCTCCCCTTTTGTGGCGCCCTGCCATGCTGGAGAAATGTCTCCTTGAGTTGCATACCATTGACCGCTGTACGGGTCAAATTCCATGCCTTGCATGGCATAAGGGGATGATATTCCTAAAGGGGGATAATTTTCATTATAAGTATAAAGAGGATTTGATCCGGATCCCTCCCAAGTGTCTTGTAATTCATTAAACCAATCCCATTTGTCAGCTTCAGTCGTCTCGACACCTGAAGAATCATTCAAAAAATCCAATCCAGATACATCATTTCCTCCTGAAGAACTTCCTGAAGAATCATTAGAACTTCCTGAATAATCATTCAAAAAATCCAATCCAGATACATCACTTCCACCATTGCCACTTCCGTGCGAGCTTCCACCCCACGATACATTAGATTGAAATTCAACGCCCATTATCTTCTACCTTGAGAATTTAAACCTGCGCGGAAAACTCCTCTACTTTCTTGTATTCGTGGAAGATAGTTTTCCATGAAATCTTCATAAGTAACCATAACTTCACTAGGACCGGAACTTTCTACGAATGCTCTGTATTCATCTTCATAAGGTCTTCTTCCGGCAAGGTTTAAACCTGACTTCATCATACTAGCTATTCCTGATTCACGAAGTGAATCGTCAAATGGTATGATTGGTGGTGGAGCTTCCTCCTCGATCAGTTCATCATAAAACTGTCCGGGTAAATATTCACCTTCAACAAGTTCCTCCGGCATTGGAAGGCTAGGATCCAACAGCCAAGGTGCAACTGTTATATCTTCAGGTTCCTGTGGGTCAGCTGTTCCCAATCTTGGGCCTGCGTCCGGAGTGTACGTCTCCAAATGCGGGTGTCCTCTTCTCTCTTTTTCAAAAGGAAGGACCACGTTAGGATCCTTAAGATTTTGGAAATAAGGGTTAGTGTTAAATTCTTTTTGTATCGCCGCCGCCTCGTCACTTAAGTAAGGCATATCTGCATGCGGCCACGGGCCTTCATAAACTTCTTCAACTGATTCATCTATTACTTCATCCCCAGGAAATGTCTGGTCAGCATAATTTGTTAAAACTTCTTCTGTTGCCTCATCGCGTGGAACTGCACCGCCAATTCCAATTCCTCCAAAAATATCGGAACCCATCTGCTTCAGGTCGCCCCAGAATCCTTTTCCAAGATCCGAGACATTGCTTCCAATGCCTGCAGCGTGAGATAACGGGTCTGCTTTTTTTAAACCTTTTTTTGCGAGCCCTGAGAGCATGGCTCCCCATATTCCACCCTTGTCCATAATATCCATGAATCCTCCTGTAAGAGGATACATTTTATTATGTGCGGGTTTATTTCCTTGTCGTAAGTCACGGCTCATGCCCACATAGGCATCTTGTGCACCCATAGGAGTTGTAGCGCCAGAAACTTGCATGCCCTGAGGGGTATACTTCTGGTTTCTATTCCAGTCACGTCTTAGAGATTTTAATTGATTAATGTCTGCTTGATTATTTTGATAACCTGGGCGAGTCATACGATCCGCCAATGACGTCATCGTATGGTATACTTGCCCAGGTCTACTACTCGCAGCTTTTTGAGCCTGCAGGTCACGCTCTTGTTTCGAAGCGTGTCTTCGAGCTCTGTCGCGATCTATTTTAAATTGTGATCTTCCAGGCATTATGCACCTGGTAAAATAATTACTTTAAGGACTACAAGAATGATGATGACTAAAATTCCGGCTTTTATCCAATCCTTCAATTTCCATTCATTCCATTCTTTTAAGTGTCCCCAAAGATCTTTCAATAAATTCATATCGACCTCCTTGTTAACATTTTTTGGGTTTTTTCTGGCCACCCATTACACGGCCACCGTGGTGATATTTCTTTTTCACTGCACCACCTTTCTTTCTCTTAACTTTTCCACCCTTCTTGTATCCGCTCATGTCAACTTTCTGTCCTGTCGCCTTAGCGTGCTTCTGCGCCTTCTGAACCCCAGCTGACGTGTATGGAAAGTTATCTTTACCTACTTTCGGCATTATGCTCCTCCTTTTTTAAGTGTAATTCCCCCAGTGGGATATCCGTATTCATTGACCCAAGGGGCGGTATCATATCCCTTTGAGTGAAACAGTCCACCTCTTTTTTTCTTGACAGGTTTGCTGCCGTGTTCCTTTGTCCATTTCTCGGCCATTACGGGCTTGTTGGCCCACATCCATTTTCTTTGTTTTTCTGATCTGAACGGCATCAGTGTATCGTTGGTTTTTCTTCAGGATAAAACTGATCAAGCAATTCCTCCTGAATCATGAAAGTGTTGGCAACTTCCTGGAACATTCGAGATGCTCCCACAGGGCCTAACGCTTCCACGTACATGTTCCTGGTTACTGCCAATAAGGCGCCACATACTTGCAAGTATTCTTCACTGTTGTTAATTTCACTTTGAGCCACCTCTTCAAATTTTTTCATGGCACTGGCGATTTTATCAACTTTACTTTTTAGCAGTTCCATTTGTTTTTTTCGCATTTTCCCTCGCAATCCGTTCAGCAGATCTTTGCTTCATTGCATCCCTTGAATTGATCATGTTCTCCTTGAACAGAGTCATCGCTTCATCGGAATCTTCCTTACTAACATCTGCGGCGGCTTTCATCAAGTTAATACTTGTATCCGCCTCCAGCTTGTCTCTTTCAATGTCAAGCTTTTCAGAATCCACGAGCATGTCTTTTTGAAGCTTAGCCTGTGTCTCCATGGCTTTCAGGTCAATCTCTTGCTGTTTAAGCTTGATCAACGGATCTTCGGCTTCTCGTTTCATTCGAGCTTCTTCATCCTGCGCCAATGATGCTGTCATCTTAGCCTCTATTTGAGCCTGCTTGGCGGCCTGTGCGTTAATGAGTTGATTCATTTGTTGTTCCACTTGCTGTGCCATTTGTGGATTTTGCTGTGCCTGCTGTTGTGCCTGTTGCATCTGTTCCATTTGAGGCTTGAATTCCTGCTGAACTTGATCCGCTGCCATCATGCTGATGTGTTCACAAATATGCGCCTGCAACATGGAATACACCTGCGGATTAATCTGAACCATTCTCGTGAACATGAATTCAGCGTGCGTCTGTATATGCGCTTCATGGTCTTGCTTGGGAAACGCCTTGGGGGCTTTACCATTCATGGCACCTGCGTTCTCCGTCGCCGGACTCATAGGTTCCGGTAACTCTGGATCAGGTTTTAAAATTGCCTCCACGTTATCCACACCCATCGCGTCATACATTCTTCTGTATGCTTCACGCATGTTATGAAGTCCTGGATTAGCTGTCGCTAACTGCAACTGCTGTTGCGCCAACGTGACACGCTGCGCCATTGAGAATATGTTCGGATCTGAAATAGGAATGATGTCAACGCGATCATCAAAATCTTGTTGCTTGATCATTTGGTTTCCACCGACAACTTGATATGGATATTCCGGTGGCAAATATAATTGAAACACTTTTGCCAACAGCTTAAATTCAATTTTTTGTGCGTAATGCAATCTCTTATGAATCGCACTCATGACTTTAGTTCCTCTTTCCAAAAGAGCCAGAGTCGTTCCTACAGGATTCTGTTCATTGCCCTCACCCATCTTCATGTCCGCGATCGCCGCGAATGATTTTCCAGCGTCAACCGCGAATCCCAATAATGCGAATAAAGTTTGAGAAGGTTCCTTGTAAGGAAGCGGTAATAAAGATTCTTTAATAGATGTACCTGTTACGTCTACATCCCTAAACTCACCTGGTTGCAATGGTTCGTCATGATCGCGTATGCGCATTCCTCGCGCCTTGAAACCTGCCGGCAGATTGGCAAGAGTGCCTGCATCAATTAATTGCCGCAAAACACTTGTCGCAGTTCTTGACAACCCACCCAGCATGTGTATCAGACCGAACCCGTAAAAGCCCAGTCCTGGGAGGAACTTGTAGTGTACAAAATAATCTTTCTTTGCAAAGTTTGAATCGCCTTCTTTCCAGTTTCTCCTGATGGAAAGAACTTCAGTTGAATATTCATCAATGGAAATGATGTAAGGAAGCTTGACTCCGCTTTCATCCTCGAATCCTGGAACATCCGCATTGACATGCATTTCCAGAATTGTATGCTCGTCATCCTTATCCGTGTATTCCCTTTGAACGCCCTCGAGCGTGTTTACTTTTTCCTCAACTTCACTTGTTTCAACCGTTCCGCTTTTAAGTTCAATGTCACGGTAAAATTCTTGAAGTTGCTGTTTTCTTATGTCGTTTGAACTCGTCTTGATTATGTGCGTGACGCGGTCCGCATTCTGCAGATCCGTCGCCATGTAATTAATTACCAAGTCTTCACCGGCAATGAATTTTGCGACGGCACGCTTCAGCAAGCTGTCATAATAAACTTTCTTGAACGCTGATCCAGCCAGTGGAAGATAAAACAGGAGTTGGTCCATGTCCGGATCGTATTCCTTCATGACATCAACTATCTGATAGTTCATGAACTGTTGCACGCGCTTCGCCTGATCCTGAATTTCAGGAGTGGAAAGCCCTACAACTTGAGTACGAACGGGGCCGCTTGGGGGGAGAAGTTCCTTATACGCTTGGGCTTGAAACTGCGTTACAGATTCAGCGAGTAAGGGGTGAACGACCCCGGACGCTCCTTCGAACGGTTGGGTTCGGTTTTCATATTTGAAACCGAGCATGTCAAGGCCTTTGATATAGGTGTCTTCCCAATCCTTCCTTGACTCCTTATCCGTTTCGAAATCGCTTACTAGATCTATTGCAAATCTACGTAATTCTGTTTCATCAATGTACTCCGCCAGGTTGGCGTCATGTGGAATGTTAGCCGTGTCGATTGGCGCGTTTGGATCAAAATTTACATCCGCGCCGCCTCCTTCCGTTTCAGTTATTTCAACATTAGGATCAGACATCTTTTGATCAGGCTCCAGTTGTATCTCTTCACCCGTCGGCTCTATTTCCA